CAGGCACAGCGGGCCAGTGAAGAGCCGGCCGGTGCGGGACGCTGAGGCCAGCGGCGGCGACGACGCGCTGTCGCTGTTCGGCGAGATCGACGATGCCGGGCTGGATGGCTTCGTCGCCGCGCTGGACCTGAAGGAACGGCAGGAATGGCAATGGTACTGGCCGGCATGGGCCCGCAAGGCCCAGTTGGCCCCACCGGGCGACTGGCGGACCTGGCTGATCCTGGCGGGCCGGGGTTTTGGCAAGACCCGGGCCGGGGCCGAATGGGTTCGCAGCGTGGCCGAGCGCGATCCCGAAGCCCGGATCGCGCTGGTCGCGGCGAGCCTTTCGGAAGCCCGCGCGATCATGGTCGACGGCGAGAGCGGGCTTGGCGCGATATCCCCTCCGCAGCGCCGGCCGAAGTTTGAAAGTTCCCTGAGGCGGCTGACGTGGCCAGGCGGGGCGCAGGCGACACTCTATTCCGCCGCAGAACCCGATTCGCTGCGCGGACCGCAACATAGCCATGCCTGGTGCGACGAGATCGCCAAGTGGGAGAATGCCGGGGGCCGCGCGGTGGCAGCGTGGAACAACCTGTTGATGGGGCTGCGCTTGGGGCACGATCCGCGCGTGGTGGCAACCACCACGCCGCGCGACGTGCCCTTGCTGCGGCGCCTGCTGGACGAAAGTGATGGAACCATCGTCACGCGCGGCAGCACTTTTGACAACGAGATGAACCTGCCGGCCCGTTTCGTGCGCGCGATGCGCCGCACCTTCGGGCAGAGCCTGCTGGGCCGGCAGGAACTGGGCGGCGAGCTGATCCTCGACCGGCCGGGGGCGCTATGGTCGCGCGCCTTGCTGGAGGGATGCCGGCAGCCGTCTGCCACCTCGCCCGGCGTGCGGACGGTGATCGGGATCGATCCCCCCGCAAGCGCGGACGGCGATGCCTGCGGGATCGTCGTCTGCGTGCTGGGCGAGGATGGCATCGTACGCGTGGTGGCCGATGCCTCGGTTGAAAAAGCCAGTCCCGAGCGCTGGGCACGGGCGGCCGCGGATGCCGCCGAGGCCTGGTCTGCCGACCGGGTGGTAGCCGAGGCCAACCAGGGCGGGGCGATGGTGGCAAGCGTCTTGCGCGCCGCCAGCATCAACCTGCCGCTACGGCTGGTCCACGCCCGCACCGGCAAGAGCGCGCGGGCCGAGCCGGTCGCCGCGCTCTACGAAGCGGGCCGGGTCCGCCATGCCGGGATGTTCGTGAAGCTCGAGGACGAGCTGTGCGGGCTGATGGCGGGCGGCAGCTACGAAGGCCCCGGCCGTTCGCCGGACCGGGCCGACGCCCTTGTCTGGGCGCTTACCGAATTGTGCCTGTCGCAGCGCGCCGACCCCCGGGTGTGGGTTCAGCGCGGCTGAGCGGGAATTGCGATCAACGAAAGGCCCTTGCCGATGTCCTTCCTCCAGAGCCTTGCCGACGCCTTCAAGGCCGCGCCCTCGCGCGTGCCGCTGGCCCGGTCCTATTCCTCGCCATGGATATTTGCCGATGGCGCAGGGGCCCGCGCTCCCTTCGAATATTCAGGGGCGGTGCGCCGCGCCTATCTCGACAACCCGGTGGCGCAGCGCGCCGTGCGGCTGGTGGCCGAAGGGATCGGGCAGGCACCGCTGGTGGCGACCGATCCGGCGCTGGCCGCGCTGGTGAGCGCGACGAGCGCAGGCCAGTCGCTGCTGGAGACGCTGGCGAGCCAGCTGCTGCTGCATGGCAACGGCTTCGTCCAGGTCATCAAGGACGGCGCGGGCCGCCCGGCCGAACTGTTCGCGCTGCGCCCCGAGCGGGTCCGCGTGATCGTAGGGCCTAGCGGCTGGCCCGAAGCCTACGCCTACCGGGTGGGCGAACAGGAAATGACGATCCCCGCCGTAGACGAGGATATTTCGCCCAATATCATCCACATCAAGGCCTTCCACCCCACCGACGACCATTATGGCGCCGGGTGCCTGTCCGCTGCGGATCAGGCGGTGGCGCTGCACAACACGGCAAGCAACTGGAACCGCTCCCTTCTCGACAATGCCGCCCGGCCTTCGGGGGCGCTGGTCTATGACGGGGGCGACGGGCCAGGACTGACGACCGAGCAGTTCGACCGGCTCAAGGCCGAACTGGCGCAGGCCTTTTCGGGTGACGGCAATGCCGGCAAGCCGATGGTGCTGGAGGGCGGGCTGAAGTGGCAATCGCTGAGCATGACCCCGGCGGACATGGACTTTGCCGCGCTCAAGGCAGCAGCGGCGCGCGACATCGCGCTGGCCTTTGGCGTACCGCCGATGCTTCTCGGCCTGCCGGGGGATGCGACCTATGCCAACTACCGCGAAGCCAATCGCGCGCTGTGGCGGCTGACCCTGTTGCCGCTGGCAACCAAGCTGCTCCTGGCCGTGCAGGAGGGACTGGCAACCTGGTTTGCGGGAGCGCCGCTTGCGATCGACCTCGACCGGATTCCGGCGCTTGCCGAAGACCGCGAGCGTCTGTGGGCGCAGGTCACGGCCGCCGATTTTCTGACGCCCACTGAAAAGCGCACGGTCTTGGGCCTTGCGCCCGTGCAGAATGGTTCGGAGAACATAGTATGAACAGACAGGATATGCTGGCCGGGCTGGTGGCCCAGGCCGCTGGTGCCGGCGGCGATCTGGTGACGCTGCGGGCGATCGTCGAGGAAGCCAGCGAGCTGGGCGCGGACCGCGTCCTGCGACGCATGGGGCTCGACGATGCCGATGCCCATGAAGACTTGTCGGAACTGCGCCAGCTGCTGGCCGCGTGGCGCGATGCCAAGCGCGATGCGTGGCGCGCCGTGGTCGGCTGGATCGTGACTGGCGCGATGGCGCTGCTGCTGGTCGGCATCGCGGTGCGGATCGGGCAGATCGGGCTGCTGCGGTGAGCGCAGCCACGGGCACGCTGCGCTTTGCGGGCTATGCCGCCCTGTTCGACAAGCGTGACGGCGGGCGCGACGTGATCCGCAAGGGCGCCTTTGCGCGGACCCTGGCGGAACGTGCGCAGCCGTTGCCACTCTATTGGCAGCACCGGGCGGACCAGCGGATCGGCTGGGTTGAGACGATCGGCGAGGATGAGCGCGGGCTGCGCGTCGTTGCCGCGATCGACAACCCTGACGGCGGCGCGGCCGCGGCACTGAAGCGCGGCGCGGTGACCGGGCTTTCGTTTGGTTACACCGCGCGCGCCTTCAACCGCGACGGGGCCGGGCGGGAACTGACCGACCTGGAACTCTTCGAGGTGAGCCTTGTGACCCACCCGATGCAGGACGCGGCGCGGGTTCACCTCGTCTCCTGAATTTCCAACACCCCCTCTTCAAGACCAATGTGAAAGGTGAATACCCTCATGGAAAACGACACCCCCGTCGAACCGCTCGACGCATCGTTCGATATCGTTGCGCGCCAGGAAGCGGCCGAAGAAGCGCTGGGCATGCTGCGCTCGGACGTTGAGGAAGTGAAGTCGCGGCTTGACCGTGCGGGCCGCCTTGGCGGCCGTCCGGTGATCGGCGGCGACGCTTCCGGTATCGAGGTCAAGAGCTTCGTCGACGGGTTCCTGCGCCAGGGCCGCGAGACCGAGCTGAAGTCGCTTTCGGGTGCGGTGGCAGCCGATGGCGGCTACGCCGTGCCGCGCGAGATCGACGCGAAGATCGCGGCCGTGCTGAAGAAGATCAGCCCGATCCGTGGAATCGCACAGGTCGTGCAGGTTGGCACCGCCGGCTATCGCAAGCTCATCATGACCTCGGGCTCGGCTTCGGGCTGGGTCAGCGAAACGGCAGGCCGCCCCGAAACCACCGCGCCCAAATTCGCCGAGATCGCCCCGCCGTTCGGCGAGCTTTATGCCAACCCGTCGGCCAGCCAGGCCATGCTCGACGATGCGATGTTCAACGTTGAGGAATGGCTCGCCAATGAAATCGCCGGCGAGTTCGCCCGCGCCGAGGCCGCCGCTTTCATCAACGGCACCGGCACCAACCAGCCCAAGGGCTTCCTTGGCGCCGCGACCAGCAATGCCTCCGACGCGACCCGCGCCTTCGGCACGCTGCAGTTCATCGCCAGCGGCAATGCGACCGCCTTCGACACGGCGCCGGAACTGAAGCTGATCGACCTGGTCCACTCGCTCAAGGCAGCGCACCGCCAGGGCGCCGTATTCGTGATGAATTCGGCCACGCTGGCGCAGATCCGCAAGTTCAAGGCCGCCGACGGCAGCTTCCTGTGGACCCCGGGCCTGCTTGACGGCGCCCCGGCGCGCCTGCTGGGTTATCCGGTGATCGAGGCCGAGGATATGCCCGACATCGCGGCCGGCAACCTGCCGATCGCGTTCGGCAACTTCAGGAACGGCTACCTCATCGCCGAGCGTAGCGCGACGAAGATCCTGCGCGATCCCTACACCAGCAAGCCCTTCGTCAACTTCTACGCGACGAAGCGCGTGGGTGGCCAGGTACTCGACAGCGAAGCGATCAAGCTGCTCAAGATCTCGACCTGATGCGCAGTTGAGTGGGGCCACGCTTTCCCCTCTGGGCATGGCCCCACTTGCACCCGCACCGGCCGGTTACCCCTTTTGCCCGCCGGTGCGGGTGCCTTCATCCTCGTTCGAAATAGACATGGAGACCGCCATGAAGCGCGCAATCGTCGCTGCTGCGACCCTCGCGCCGGCAGCGCTGACCGAGGTCAAGGACTGGCTCGGCATTACCACTACCGGCGAGGACACCTCCCTCACCGCCCAGCTGCGGGCCGCGCTGGAAACCTGCGAGGCCTTTACCGGATCGATGCCGCTCGTGGCGGAATGCGAGGAAGTGATCCCGGTCTGCGGCGACTGGCAGAAGCTGGCTACCCGGCCCGTGCTGGCGATCACCTCGGTCGAGGGGGTGCCGGCACAGGGCACCCGCACCGCGCTGGCCGCCGATGCCTACGAGATCGACTTCCGCGCCGACGGGAGCGGCTGGGTCCGCGTGCTGAACCCCGGCATGGCCGGCCGCATCGCGGTGCGCCTTTCCGCAGGGCTGGCCTCTGACTGGAGCAGCCTGCCCGACGGCCTCAGGCACGGCGTGGTGCGTCTTGCCGCGCACCAGTACCGCCAGCGCGAGACCGGCGAGAAGAGCCCGATTCCGCCGGCCTCGGTCGCGGCGCTATGGCGGCCGTGGCGCGGACCGCGGCTGCTATGACCCGAATTACCGCCGAAGCCGCATTCGACCGGCTGGCGCAGGCGCTCGATGCCCGCGCCCGCGCCCTGGCCGAAGCCGCGGCGACCGCAGCGGCGCTGAAGGCCCGGTCACCTGATCGGGCCTGGCGCCGAGCAGGTCTGCTCTGGCCGCTTTTCACGAAAGGATAAGGAGCGATGGAGATCGCCCTGCGCGCTACCCTGATCGGGTGGCTTCGTGCCGACGCCGCGCTTGCCGCCGAGTTGAATTCGGTCAGCGAGGAAGCGCCTGTGAAGGCGGCACTGCCGTGGCTGGCGATCGCTGCCAGCGCCAGCGCCGACTGGAGCGCGAAAGACCGCGCCGGGCGCGAGGTGCGGATCGCGCTGGAGCTGCATTGCCGCGGCGACCGGCCGGATACCTCGGCCGCGCTGGTGCGGGCGCTGGAAAGCCGCGTTGCGGCCCTGCCCCGCTCGCAGGACGGGTTCGAGATCGTCTCGGCCCTGTTCCTGCGCGCCCGGACCGAACAGCGGGCGGGCAATGTCCGCTCGATCCTGACCGAATACCGATTCCGCGTCCTTTCGGCCTGAATGGCCGGCGCCGCGCCCCCCCACCCCAGACACGAAACGGAGAACCGCCATGGCCGCCCAGAAAGGTGCCGCCTTCCTACTCAAGATTTCGGACGGCGCGGCGCCGCCCGCCTACCAGACCGTTGCCGGACTGCGCACGACCCAGCTTTCGATCACCGGCGATACCGTCGTGGTGACCAGCAAGGACAGCGGCGGTTGGCGTGACCTGTTGTCGGGCGCCGGAGTCCGTCAGGTTTCGGTCAGCGCAGCCGGGATCTTCCTTGGCAGCGCAGCCGAAACCCAGATCCGCGACTGTGCGCTGGCCGGCACCATCGCCGACTATGAGCTGAGCTTCGAGGACGGCGCGAAGATGCGCGGCAAGTTCCTGATCCAGCGACTGGATTATTCGGGCGATTTCAACGGTGAGCGCAATTACACGCTGGCGCTGGAAAGCTCCGGTGCGGTGGTGCCCGCGTGACCGCTGCACAGGCCAATCCCGAGCGCGGCGAGGCCGTGCTGGTGGTGGGCGGTACGCCGCGCCTGCTGCGCCCGACCTTTGCCGCACTGGTTGCGGCCGAGGAAGAACTTGGCGCGTTGTTCGCTCTGGTCGAGCGGGCGGGGGCGGGCCAGTTGCGGTTCACCGAAATGGTCGGCCTGTTCTGGCACTGCCTTGCCGACCGCCACGAAGTGAGCCGCGAGGCGGTGGGCGAAGCAGTGGCGGTGCACGGCCTTGCCGCCTCGGCCAAGCCGCTGCGGGTGCTGCTCGCGCAGATCCTGCAGGGCGCCGGATGAAGGGCAGGTTCGCCCCGGCCGCCGGCCAGCTGGCCGGTCTTGCCGGGCGCGTGCTCGGCTGGCGGCCGCATGAATTCTGGGAAACGACCCCGGCCGAACTCGCCGCGATCCTGGCGCCCGCCGCCGACGCAGGCCCCGCGCCGGTCAGCCGGGCCGAGTTCGACCGCTTGATGGAGCAAGATCATGACTGACACGGTCGACACCCTGCTGATCGACGTGCGCGCGAGCACGCAGGGTTTTGCCCAGGACGTCGCCACGATGCGCGGCACGTTCGACGGCACGCTGGTGGACGGATTTGCGCGCGCCGGGACCGTGCTGGAGCGGGGCCTGCTTGGCGCCGTCCGGCGCGGCAGCCTGGGCTTCGAAGACTTGCGGCGCACCGCACTGGGCGTGATCGATTCGATCGCATCCCAGGCGGTGCGCGGAATGCTGGGCGGCTCGGCATCGGGCGGGAATGCCGTCGGCGGACTGCTCGGCATCGGCACCAGCCTGATCGGCGCGGTGCTGGGCCTGCCCGGCCGCGCGACCGGCGGGCCGGTGGCGCCGGGTCGCGGTTATGTGGTCGGCGAAAGAGGACCGGAGCTGTTCGTCCCGACCAGCGCAGGGCGGATCGAGACCGGCGGCAGCGCGCCGGCAGGCCGCGATGTGCGCGTGGCAATCACCGTGAACTCCGCCCCCGGCACGGGCGGTGCCCAGGCGCTGCAGCGTTCGAGCCGGCAGGTGGCGAGCGCGGTGCGGCGCGCCTTACGCGATTATTGAGGGGACAACTGCATGGCTTTCTGGCTCGCTTCCGCCCGCGAAGGGCAGCACGGCGACTGGTTGATGCGGTTCGACCCGCGTTACTGGACCGTCAATTTTCCCCGTCCGATGATGGCCTCGGTTGTCGTTACCGCGCCCGATGCGCTGAGGGTCGATGCGACGTTCATGCGCACCGGCGACCTTGCCGGGCTGATCTGGGACAGCGTCGACCGGTTCGACCATCCGCTGCTCGCCTACCGGGCCGACCATGACTATTCGCGGACCACGCTATCGTTCCGCTGGCGTTCGGCCGGGGTGATCCAGCTGCACGACGTCAACGGTCCGACCCTGACAATTGAGGGCAAGGACGCCGCCGGCGCAGCGCGGACCTGGTATGTCCGGCTGTGGAATTATGCGCAGGCCGGAACGCCGACCGACGCGCGGATCGTCATCCCGTTTTCAGACCTTGCCGGCGGGTTCCTGCTGCCGGATGAGGCAGACCCGGTGCATCCGGCGGCAATCGACCGGATGTTCATCTCGCTCGTCGCGCCCGGTTTCGTTCCGGGAGGGACCGCGGCACTGCCGGCGCCCGCCGAAGGCTGGGTGGAGCTTAGCGAAATCCGCTGCGACGGTGAGCGGGCGATGCTGGAGATTGGCGATGTCGTCGTCCCGCCGCACGGCCTTGCCTGCGCGACGGCCTATGACGACAGCTGCAACCAGACCCCGACGCGCGTGCTCCATAACCTCGACCGGCTCGGATACCGGGGCAGCGTGCTGCACTATGTCGGGATGAGCCATTTCTTTCGGCTTTCCGCCAGTGGTTCGGCATTCGTGGTGGGAACGGGCAGCGATCCGCTGTGTACCCCCGCCCGTTCCTGGCACGCACGGTTTCTGGCCGAGGCGAAGGCGCTGGGGCTCTCGCCGATCCTGTCGCTGTCTTACGAGGTGCTGGCACAGCACTGCCCGGACGACTGGCAGCAGAAGGCGGCGGACGGGACGGCTTCGCGTACCGGGTGGGTGCCGCCCTCTGCCCTGCTTTCGTCGGCCAGCAACGCGGCGATGAGCTGGCTGCGATCGGCCGGCGCGGCATTTGCCGGGCTGATGAAGGATGCCGGGACGCCGGTGCGTTTCCAGATCGGCGAGCCCTGGTGGTGGATCGATTCGGCCCGCCGGATCTATCTCTATGACGATGCGGCCAGGGCCGCGCTGGGCGGAACTCCACCGGTCATCGCCGACATGGGCGGCAGCCTGAACGCAGGCCAGATTGCACTGCTCGACCAGGCCGGCGCCTTGCTGGCCGCGTCCACGGCGGCGCTGCGCGATGCGGTGAAAGCCGCCGCCGCGCCGCAACCGGCCGAAGTATTGCTGCTGACCTTCCTGCCAACCGTACTGGATCCGGCAATGCCCGAGGCGCGGCGCGCGAACCTGCCGGTGGGCTGGTCCTCGCCGGCCTATGACCGCTTGCAGGTGGAGGATTACGATTGGCTGACGCAGGGCGCGACAGCCGCCCGCCGTACCGCCTACCAGACGGTCACGGCGCGGCTGGGTTATGCAGCGGCGGCGCAGGATTACCTTGCCGGTTATGTGCCGGACGCCAGCGACCACGAATACTGGCGCCGGATCGACGGCGGGATCGACGAGGCCGCCGAACGCGCCGCCCACGAGATTTTCGTCTGGGCGCTGCCCCAGATCTGCCGGGACGGTTTCGTCCGCTTGCCCCAAACCGACGAGGAAAACGCCATGCAGGCCTTCGACGATGTTGCCTATCCGCTGGCGCTGGGCCGGGATGCGTCGGTCACGCCGGAATTCTCGACCTCGGTCGCGGTGACCGCTTCGGGCTTCGAACGGCGCAACAGCCTGTGGTCGGACGCACGGCTGCGCTTCGACGTCGGACCGGGCGTAAGGTCCGAAACCGAGCTGGGCACCTTGCTGGCCTTTTTCCGCGCCCGGCGCGGCGCGGCGCGGGGGTTCCGGCTGCGCGACCCATCGGACTGCAGCTCGAACGGGATGACCGGAACGCCGACGGCGGTCGACCAGACGCTGGGCACCGGCGACGGACACGCGGCCAGCTTTGCGCTGGTCAAGCGCTATGGCGAGGGTGACGAACCGCAGGTGCGCCGGATCACGCGGCCCGTTGCATCCTCGGTGAAAGTGAGCGTGGGCGGCGCGATCGTCACCAGCGGATGGACTCTCGATCCGCTTGGCATCGTGACATTCGCGTCCGCCCCGGCGGCCGGGGGAGTGGTTCGCGCCGGGTTCCTGTTCGACGTGCCGGTCCGCTTTGCCGAAGACCATCTCCAGGTTGCAGGCACCAGCTTCGCTGCAGGCGAGGCACCCTCCGTGCCGGTTGTCGAAATCCGGGAGGCGGCATGAGCAGGGTCTGGTTTTCCGAAGAGCTGGAGACTGTCGCCACGTTCTGGCGCGTCTATCGCCGGGACGGCATCACGCTGGGCCTGACCACCCACGACGGGGACTTGTGGTTCGATGGTGTCCTGCACCGGGCGGCGCCGGGCATGATGCCATCGGCGATCCGCCGGTCGGCTGATTTCGAACCCGACAGCGCGGAAGTGGAAGGCGCGCTCGCGCACGGATCGATCACCGCAGCCGACCTGGCGGCCGGCCGGTTCGATGGGGCCAGGGTGGTCATCGGCCTGATCGACTGGAAGAACATGGACTCCTTCGTGCTCTATCGCGGGGCAATCGGGACGGTCAGCGAAGAGGGCGGCAAGTTTTCCGCAACCCTGGTATCGCGCAAGGCCGAACTGCAACGCGATCCCGTGCCACGCACTAGCCCGACCTGCCGGGCGGCATTCTGCGGGCAAGGCTGCAACCTGTCAGCGGCACGGTTCACCCACGCCGCGAATGTCACGGCCGTGGATGCGGACACCAATACGGTGATGGTGGACGGGACGTTTGACCTTGGCCTGCTGGCCGGGGGCGAATTGTGCTGGCTTGACGGACCGTTGGCAGGAACCCGCTCGCCGATCAGCGGGGCTGGAGCCGGCGACCTGACCCTGTCTGCACCGCTGGAAATGGCCCCATCCGGCTTGCAGCGCGTGGTTCTGCGCGAAGGGTGCGACCGCACGGTCACGACTTGCGCCGAACGCTTCGGCAATGCGGTCAATTTCAGGGGCGAACCCTACCTTCCGGGCAACGACCTGATTGCCCGCTATCCGGCAGCGCCGTGATGCACGGCCATGATCTGGCCACTGCGGCCAGCGGGCTGGCCGGTTGTCCGTTCAGGCTGCATGGCCGCGATCCGGCGACGGGGCTGGACTGCATCGGCCTGCTCGCGGCAGCACTGGCGAAAATGGGCTGCTGGGTCGACTTCCCGACCGGTTACCGCGTGCGCACCGGGAGTTTCGCAGGTCTGGCCGCCGCCGCGCGGCAGCACGGGTTCGAGCCGGTTTCCGAAACAATCACCGCAGGCGACGTCCTGTTCGTGGCGCCCGGGCCCTCGCAAATGCACCTGATCATCGCAGCCCCCCGGGAAGGGCATTTCATCGAGGCGCACGCAGGGATCGGCCGGGTCGTGATCCGCCCGGGCCCCTTGCGCGATCCCATCATTCAGCACTGGCGCCTGACGGCCCCAGCCTAGCGGAGCCAAGTCCATGGCAACCTTGATCTTTACTGCCCTTGGAACTGCCGTCGGCGGACCGCTTGGCGGCGCGATCGGCGCTCTGGTCGGCCGCCAGCTTGATCATGCGATCATCGGCTCTCCCTCACGCGAAGGGCCGCGGCTCAAGGAACTGTCCGTCACGACTTCGAGCTATGGCAGCCCAATTCCCCGCCATCATGGCCGGATGCGCGTGGCAGGATCGGTGATCTGGGCGACAGACCTGGTAGAACATCGCGATTCCCAGGGGGGCGGCAAAGGCCGGCCATCGGTTACCACCTACAGCTACAGTGCATCCTTTGCCGTGGCGCTCAGCTCGCGCCCGCTCAGCGGCGTGGGGCGAATCTGGGCGGACGGGAACCTCCTGCGAGGCACCTCGGGCGACCTCAAGGCGGCAGGCCAGATGCGGTTCCATCCCGGAACCGGCGATCAGGAACCAGACGCCCTTATGGCCGCTGCCGAAGGTTCCGGGCTGTGCCCGGCCTACCGGGGGCTATCCTATGTCGTGTTCGAGAATTTGCAGCTGTCGGACTTCGGCAACCGGATCCCCGCGCTGACCTTCGAGGTCTTCACCGGCGAGACGGAACTGGGCATCGGGCAACTGCTTGACGGCATCGTCGAAGACGTCCGCTCGGACGTTCTTCTGCCGGGCGTTGCCGGGCTTTCCTGCGAGGGTCCGCTATTGGGCTTGCTTGACCAGCTGAGCCCGGTGTTCCCGCTCGACTGCGACGTCAGCGGCGATCACCTGAGCATTGCCGCTGATGCAGTATCCGATCCCGTGCTCTTGCGCGAAGCCACCACGACAACCGCAGACGACGGTTTTGGCACGCAAAACGGGTTCATGCGCAAGCGCGTGCCACAAACCGAAACCCCGCCCGAACTTATCCGATACTATGATATCGACCGTGACTATCAGCCGGGGATGCAACGAATCCTCGGCCGGCCGGGCAGTGGCCAGCCGGGAGGCATCGAATTGCCCGTTGCGGCTCAGGCCGCAGATGCCCGCGAAATGATCGAAAAATCGACCCGCCTGGCGAATTGGGCTCGCCAGACCATTGCCTGGCGAACAACCGAAATCGACCCCCAGGTACGGCCGGGAGCGTTGGTGCGGGTGCCGGGCCAGCCGGGCCTGTGGCGCCTGAACGAGTGGGAGTGGCGGGGTAGCGGCATTGAACTTACGCTTTGGCGGGCGCCGCCAGCACTGGCGATGACGAGCGGCACGCCAAGCGATCCGGGAAGACCGCTCACGCCGCTCGACGCCCCTGTCGGCACGACCCGGCTCGTTGCTTTCGAGATGCCGTGGGATGGCACCGGCGCAGGAGATTCCCCGCTGGTCCATGCGGCCGCCTCATCGGCATCGGCGGGTTGGGCAGGTGCGGCGCTGTTCCTTGATGGGGGGGACGGGCAACTGCAACCACTCGGCCCTTCCGGTCGCGCCCGGAATAGGCTCGGCGTCACGGTTGACGCTCTTCCGGCTGCATCGCCCCACCTGTTTGACCGCAGGCATAGCGTCACCGTCGCGCTGATTGGCGAGGACCTGGCCTTGCAGGATGCGACCGCCAGCCAGGTTGCAATGGGGGCCAACCGGGCACTGGTCGGCAATGAACTGATCCAGTTCACCCGGGCAGTGCCGCTGGGCGGCGCGCAGTGGCGGCTCGAAGGACTGCTGCGCGGCCGTGGCGGCACCGAAGGGGCAATCGCAGGCCATATCGCCAATGAACCTTTCGTGCTGCTGGACGGCAACGCGACGGCGCTGTCCGGCCTGTCGATCGGTCAGGTCGCGACGGCGAACATCGCCGCGATAGGCATTGGCGACAGTACTCCGATCGAATCTCCCGTCTGGTGCAATGGCGTGACCCAGCGCCCCCTGTTCCCGGTTCGGCCGGTCATCACAACGCTCGCAGATGGCGGGACCGGGTTTTCCTGGACCCGGCGGGCCAGGGGAGCGTGGGCATGGCTCGACGGCGTTGAGACGCCCTTGCACGAAGAAACCGAACTCTACGATGTGGTCGCGGGCTCGGGATCGCAGACATATGCCGTCTGGACTGTTCCCACGCCTTCATTCCAGCTGGGCGCCGCCGAACTCGCCAGCATTCAGGCGGCGCATCCCGGCGCGACAATCAGTGTCCGGCAACGCGGCAGCTACGCGGTCTCGGAATCGCTCTTGCTGCAATATCTCGCCTAGTCCCCCCGAAAGGACATCCGAATGAGTGACCCCATCAGTTTCGACAGCATCAGCCCGCGCTTTGGCCTGCCCCTGCTATTTGCGGGGCAAGCCCAGAAGGAAGCCTTCGTCAACGAAGCATTTTCGCGGCTCGATGCCCTGATTCACTGCGCCATCGAAAGCGAGAGTGCGAGCCCGCCGGCGAGCCCACTCGACGGTCAGGCCTGGCTCGTCGGCACGAACCCGACAGGCGCGTGGGCGGGCAAAAGCGGGGCCGTGGCCATGCAGCAGTCTGGCCAATGGCTCTTTGCCGAGCCGCGCGACGGCATGGCCATGCTCAACCGTGCAACGGGGCAAGTGATGCGAAGGGCCGGGGGGAGTTGGCGGTCGGCAACCGTGCCGACCCAGGCGACTGGAGGTTCGGTGATAGATGCAGAGGCGCGCGCGATGCTTGCCGCGCTGGTCAGCGGACTGCGTCAGGCCGGCGTTTTCCCTTTGTAATCAAGGGAACCGTGACAACCCTTTTGCGTTACAACGAGACATGAGGGTATTTCCGTAGACATTGCAGAAGTGATAGCCGCAATTTGTGCGGCTTTTGCGCAACAGTCGCTGTCTTAGCCCGCTTGCACCGACTATTTGAAGAAGATAGACAGGCCATCATTCGGTGGCATCTAAATTGCAAAAGGGGAATCGAACATGCGGAAACTGCTCCTAGGGTTGGCGATGGCCTCGTCGGCTCTCGCTGCGCCTGCGCTCGCCCGCGACAAGGCCTGGTACATCCAGGTCGAAGGCGGTCCCATGATCGTAGAAGACATGAAGTTTTCGGTGCCGGTAGGCAATACGACGAACACGCTGAACACCAAGACCGGCTATGACTTTGGCGGTGTCGTGGGTTACGATTTCGGGCCGTTCCGGCTGGAGACAGAAGCGAGCTACCGTCGTGCGAACGCTGACGAGTACATCGTCAATGGCGTCAACCTGGGCAACTCTTCCGTTGGTCATGTCGATGCCCTGAGCTTCATGCTCAACGGCTTGCTCGATTTTGGTCCCGATGATGGCCTGCAGGGCTTCGTCGGCGGCGGCGTTGGTGTTGCCCGGGTGAAGGCTGCTCTCGCCTCGCGCGGTGGCACTCTGATCAACGGCTTGGTCAACGATTCAGACTCCGGCTTTGCATGGCAGGCACTGGCCGGCGTTCGCGCGCCGATCAGCCGCAACTGGGATGCCGGCATCGAATATCGGTACTTCAACGCCAGCAACGTGAACCTTGTTGCCCAGAGCACCGGCGCGGCTCTCAACACGCGCTTCCGTTCGCACTCGCTGCTCGGCACTCTGACCTACAACTTCGGTGGTGCCCCGGCCCCGGTGGAAGCGGCTCCGCCGCCGCCCCCGCCGCCGCCGCCCCCGCCGCCTCCGCCTCCTCCGCCCCCTCCGCCGCCGCCCCCGCCGGTGTGCAACAAGGGGCCCTACATCGTGTTCTTCGACTGGGATAAGTCGGACATCACGCCTGAGGCCGCGACCATCCTCGACAGCGCGATCACCGCTTACGGCAACTGCACGAGCGTTCCGATCATGCTTGCCGGCTATGCCGACCGTTCGGGTACCCCCAAGTACAACCTGGGCCTCTCCGAACGCCGCAACGTCTCCGTCCAGGGCTACCTGACCGGACACGGCGTCCCGGCCGGCGCCATCACCGCCCAGGCCTTCGGCGAGGCGAACCCCCGCGTTCCCACCGCCGACGGCGTCCGCGAACTCCAGAACCGCCGCGTGGAAATCACCTACGGGCCGGGTTCCGGAAACTAAGCTTCAACTGCAGGTCGAAACAGGAAAGGGGGCCGGAGAAATCCGGCCCCCTTTTGTCGTCTTGGGCGTCCCGGGAGTTCGCGTCGGGCGGGCCGAGCATTGCCCAGCGAGGCTCAGGCCTTGGAAGCGTATACCGTGTTGTCGATCAGTCCCGACTTGGCAAATCCGCCGCGCCGCAACCGGCAACTGTCGCATTCGCCGCAAGCCGACCCATCGGGCTGGGGATCATAGCAGGACCAGCTCATGGCCGGGTCAAGCCCGAGGCGAAACGCCTCCCGCGCGATATCGTCCTTGCCGAGGAATTGCAGTGGTGCGTGGATGGTGAAGGGAGCACCCTCCGCTCCCGCTTTGGTCGCCAGGCTCGCCACGTTCTCGAAAGCCGCGATGAACTCCGGACGGCAATCGGGATAACCTGAATAATCCAGCGCATTCACCCCGATAAAGATATCGCGGGCGCCAATCGCCTCCGCCCAGGCAAGCGTGAGCGACAGGAACACGAGGTTGCGAGCCGGAACGTACGTAACCGGGATGCCGTCGCCGACGCCGTCCTTGGGCACGGCGATGTCCGCCGTAAGCGCAGAACCGCCGAACTGCCGCAAGTCGAGCGGCAGGACCACGTGACGCTGGGCATCAAGATGCGCCGCAATCGTGGCGGCGGCGTCAATTTCCCGGCGATGGCGCTGGTTGTAGTCGATCGTGAGCGCGTTGAGCCGATAGCCCGCTTCCCGCGCCAGGGCGGCAACGACCATGGAATCGAGCCCCCCCGACAGCAGTACGACCGCATCCCTGGGCCCAGAATCGGGAATTTCCTGCATAGGCCGTCCGCTAGCTCCACGCGGGCCGGCTGACAACCAAGATCGCAGACAGAACTCTCAGGCCGCGCAATCGCCGACCCGGCGCCCTTCCGCACTCACCTCGAACGGCACCCCGTCAGCGATCCCTTGCGTCTCAAGCTGGATCAGTTGCGGGGTTTCCCGCCGGATATGCGTTCGGCCATATCCCCGCCCGCGGCAGGTATACTGCACCGTCAGCGAAGCACGACCATCTTCCAGCACCAGCCAGTCGCAGGCCAGATCGCGGTGGAGCAACTGGATCGCGTTTCGCCGCTCCCCAAGGCACAGTTTCTGCACTGCGCCGCCGTCCCGTGGCCGCAACTCCCAGCGGCCGGGGCTCAATTGCCCGAGCACCTGCAGCGCGGGGCGGGGCGCCTGCGCGGGCACGGGTTGGCCCGCAGAGGCGGCAAAAAACGCGGCGGCCATCACCAACAAGGCGCGTGACTTGGTCATGCACTCCAGCCCAAGGCCATGCCGGCGAATCCGGATCGGCCTGGGGCACCATATAAGCGACTGCGCGCCTGCGACCAAGTGTGCCGCAGCAACGATCAAGCGAGCTTATATGTCGATATGGAACATTTTTGAACAAAACGCGCAGTCGACTGTGATCGCTCCGCTGTCATCGCGCATCTCAAGGCGCTCCGCCTCCGGAAAGCGTGACAGAACCGCCTTGTAGTGATCGATCGAACAGCGGCAGCCGCGCGACAGCCGCGCAGCCGGCG